CAGCACCTACAACACTAGATACTTTACCTACCTCAACTGTGCCATCGGATAATATAACGGAAATAGTAACTGAGTTAGCTAGATTCGATAATGTAGTCTCTCCAATAGCATCAATAGTTATCGTAGTTGTGGTCGCAGATACCACTCTGCCTCCTCTTCTACCACCTGCTCTTACAGGATCATTTATTTCAATAACAGAACCTGGTCTAACAACTACTCCAGAATCTATAGATGTTGTAAATGAAATTACCTCAGACTCCCTTTGTTCAGCGAAAAGAATACTACGTCCAAGACGAGCAGCTTGATTGCGACTAGTGCAACCGAATGCTTTTACATTTTTAATCGAAACCCCAAACTTACTTATAGCTGTGCTATCTTCCACAACCTCGTAATCTATTTCACGAGAATCCATGTTGAAGTAGCCAACCTTAACAACAGAATGTCT